TAGGTGAGCAAGACTTGTATAAGACACAAGGAGCTGTTCCCTTTTGTAGGTACGACTTCACGAGACAAGGCTCTATCGCTAAGGACTTGCTAGACTTTCACATATCTCGGGCTACGTCCACCGTGTCGGCGCAAAGTTGCCTAGAATCAGATCTCGTTCGTATAAAGAATAATATCGACTACCTAAACGAGAAAGTCTGGCACGTTACCAATTGGAATCAAGATAAGTACTGGTATCATAGTTTTGAGCCACGGAAAAGGGCCAAATATCTTAAAGCTTTGTTAGCTTACGATAACACTCGTTTCCCAAAGGTTACATTCACTCTTTTTATTAAAAGAGAAGTTGATGCCCATGGATCTCGTCTTAATGGTTTTAGACCGCACGCAAACCCCAGGATTATATGCGATCCTGTAGCTATCAGTCAAGTGATAGCCGGACCGGTATTGCGGCGCATGACTGAGATCATGCATAAAATTTTGCATAAAAATTTTATCGGTACTTACTTCGGTGGCCTCACTCCCGGAGAAGCCAATGAGTGGATCAATGCGCGTTTGACCGCTCAATATCAATTCAAAGACGGTGAGGGAGGTGTTGCGGTGGGTTTTAAAGTCATTGAAAATGACTTCAGCAAAATGGATTGTACGTACTCTGATGAGGCATTTCGTTTTGCTGAACGCTGTTATGAATTTTGGGGACTTCCGATGGATAGTCCTCTTTTTGTTCATATCTTGCGTGAATGGATGGTTCCCACTGGCTTCTTTAAAAACACCGGTATCCAGGTGTATGCCAGGATTCAGAATGCGTCAGGTCGATCGGACACAGCTTTGTTGAATGCTTTCATAAATTTCTTTGTCCAACTTGCGGCCTATATTACGGCATACCATGGTAAAACACTATCCGAAGTTACTCAAGTCGAACTGGAGTGGTATTTAAAACATTTTAGGATTGCAGTCCTGGGTGATGACTCGATCACCTTCACTCTTGAGTTTGACGACATGGCAAATAAAGTGGCGGATCAAGTCGCTCGATTTGGTTTTGAAACACGTGACATGAAAGTCCACGACGATCCCCGTAACTTGACATTCTTGGGATGCCATGTTTATTCTGTTAAGAAGAGAGTCGGCGATGAATGGGTACAAAGTTTGGCCTTTGGACCTACGATTGGCAGGAGGAGTTTTAAAATGGGAGTTGCGACCGATATCCAATCTGATCCACTTGATTGGTTGCGACAAACATCCCAGGCCACTCTCAAGGTGAGTGGATTTGTTCCGATAGTAAGTGATATTGCCAGAAGACAAATCCAACTATTGGATGCTCTTGGTGTGGTAGATTCAGGAAAAGCTGTCATAAAGGAGGTGGTAGAACAGATGAAGTACAAAAATCACCTAATGGATGATTCCACCTTGATAGCAGATAGTGACAGGATGGACGCTTTTATGGAGGCGGTTTACGGTTTGAATCCTGTCAAGCTAAGGGAACTAAATGCTGCCATACAACGTGTTCCCAC